CTCTTGTAGCGAACATTCCCGGTATCGAAGTCACCGTCCATGCCCGTCTGTACCGGCGTGCGCTGGAAGTGCTTCATGCCATTCGGAACATCGGTGATCACGAACCAGAACTTCTTGTTTGTAGTCGTCAGGAAGTGGTTCACCGAATACCCATCCGGGATCGTCCCGTTTGTCCGAAGGGCATTGATGTCGTTGTCAGCGGTCCCGACCCGGAGTTCAGACTCCAAGATCCGCGTGGCAACGAACTGGTTGTACGGAGCAATAATGAGCCTACGAGGGCGGGCCGCGATCAGAAGACCACGATCATCCGTGAAGGCTGCGATGTCGATGACTGCCTGCTCCAACGAAGTTTCGTTGAGATCAGACGCGGTCGCCAGCGAATTCGAGATCGAAGCACCATTGATATCAAGGTGAGCCGTCGAACAAAGCTGTAGACCATCACCGGCCGAGAAGTTGGCAACGGTGTAGGCGTTGTTCAGCGGGAACGCCCCCTTCACCTGCTTCGTATGAGCCATTGCACGGGCAAGCGCCTTGGTGTAGCGAGCCGACACGGAGTCATAGAGATTGTCTTCGACAGCCTCTTCCGTGATGGCAAAGCCCATCGCAATGGTTTCATGGTTGTACCGAGCCGTGAAGTGTTCCTGTGCGGTGTCATACGAAATCGCAGACCCCTCACTCTTCACAGGCGCAGCACCGAAGCCAGCCAGCTTCACTTCTTCCTCAAAGGCTCTCTCTGAGGACTCCGTCTCGTAGACCGCTGCGGTCTCGTCTTCGTAAAGATTGTACTCCAACCCAAACAGGGCATTCAGCCCGGGAAGGAGTTCTTTCATCATTTGCGCTCTTGAAATAGCCATGATTATTTAACTCCTTTCCTAGAGACCCGTCGAACGGATCAGTTGGTGACAATCAGGGTTGATCTTGACTTCCACATTCGGCGTGGAACTTGTCTCGTTCACTCCATCCTTGGGGATAGAGATCAGGCGAAGACCAAGAGTGGCAGTAACAGCCTGGGAACTGAAATCGAGAACAATACTGGAATTGCCAGTAGTCGTACTGCCCTGCTCAATTTCCGTAGCAGTCCCCGTAGATGAAACCACGTCAGCATTAAGACCCATGTCTGCCTGTACGGTAGCTCCGTCAGACTTGATCAAGAACCTCTGTGTCGGGTCGTCGGCAATGAATGCAAAAGCCTTCGTATTGTTCGCATTCCCTGCATAATACTGACTCCAAACAGGTGTTCCGTTGGGATCGACGTAGCGGAAACCTACCGCCACTCCGACCGTACTAAGCACAGACGTTGCCCCTGTCGGGGTGAGCGCCAGCGCCGTTACATATCCAACGGCCTCTTGGAGCATCAAGCATCCAGTGAACATATCATCTGTTTCACCGTCAACAATCGGATACTCCGTGAAACCCCCAGAATTGTACCCACCAGAAGTAAACTGGATGGGCCTGAGTCCATAAGCCATTTTGGCTATCTCCTATTCATTTGAGCGATAGCCCTAAGTAGAACTTCTACTGTCAGTTATCGCCAAACGTGATCCGTGTATTCCGCTCCGGTCGGAGCATCGGCATACGCGGATCCTGCTCTCTGAAGTAGTTGTGGTCCACGGCATCCATCTGTCCCTGCGCCTCTTTTTCAGCGTGCCTCCGTACCTGATCACCGATCTCGGTGGGACGGGCACAGAGAAGCAAACCACCAACGAGGACATTGTCGGGATACTGGCTTCCACGGTCGGAAACCACTTGAAGCTCCGGGTAGTCGGTAGACAAAATAGGCACCCAACCTTCCCGTAGCGCCTGAGAGACATTGATATTGTCTGCCTCTCCCCGAGTTGATGCCCTCACCCACCGAAACTCCAATCCCTCTCTGGGGTTGGGCTGCGGCAGCAGAGGCGCGGGCTTCCAGGGCGTGTCCCGCATTTCCTGTTCACGGGTCTCGGTACCACGGTCCCGACTTGCCGGGGCGTCGATCACGATTCCCTCGTTGCGCGTTTCATCAGGCATTGCCGTACTCCTTCAGGAGCTGCTTGGCGTACTGCTCTGGTGTAATACCCAGCCGCTTCGCGAGAGCCACTTGAGTGGAGGTAAGCTGCACTTTGCGAGGCTTGCCAGACGACCTTCCGGCCGGGGCAACTACCGTCGTTGACCGGGAACTCGCAGCAGGCTCCTCCGCGCCCGTTCCGTTCCCAGCAGGAAACACCTCACTTATCCGCCTATCCAGTCTTGCGTAATACTCATCTGTTCTGGGATCGACACCTTCCTTGCGTACAAGCTTCTCGTGAACTCCATACGCAAAGGAGGTGCGCTCCTCATCCTTTCCAAACCATTCATTCTTCTGAAGCCATGCTTGCAGCTTCGGGTCTACCGCCCCCGGAGAGGGAACTCGTTGAGGCTGTTGCGGAGGAGGAGGCACGGTGGCCCCAGTGCGCTCCGCAATGGCCTGCTCATACTGAGAGCGAGTCAGTTCCTCTTGTGCCTGTAGGAGAGCATCCGGATTGCCTTCCTCGTAGGCCGCTTTGTATTCCTTCCTCGCTTTGGCTAGATCGGAATCCGTTCGACTTTTGATCTCCGAGAGGAGAACTCTTTCTCCCCGATGCAGAAGATCCTTGAGAGTGTGATTCTCGTTTGACATCTTCGATGCGAAAGTGACAGCTTCCTCACGCATTCGCTCCGCGGCTTCTTTCTGCCTGCGTTGCTCGTGGTATTCATATCTGAGTTTGCTGATTCGCTTAGAAGTCTCGTCACCGACAACCTCAAGCTCTTCAAGATCAGGATCCAGATCAGGGCTCACGCCCTTACCGGGATCCCTCTTCGGAACCCGATCATCTACCGGCCGATCATCGACTACATCAATCTCGACATCTTCGGAATCCCGAACGTCAACAATCGGCTCTGTAAGAGAATTTCCCATCAGATCGTCCAGGGGGGCACTCATGCTCTCACCACCCCTCTCGGGTCCTCTACAACGGATTCCACGGAGTCATCATTAATAATACGAAACTCTTTTCCGCAGATCCGTATGCGCGTTCCCGAGTAGGCGCGCATCACAATCCAGTCCCCTTCTTTACACCAGGGACCCGTGGGAAACCTCTTCTCGTCTCTATAAGCATCCGGACCTATCTTCATTACAAAACCAACAACACTCGCGACTGTTTCTGCATCTCTCCGTTCATCGGTGATATACAGGCCAGCCTCTGTCTTCTCCTCAACCTCAGGCAAAGCAACGAGAATCCGATACCCAGTGGGCACGGGAAGCTGTGTAGCTACCCTCGGTGCCTCATCGCTGTATTGCACGACTTCAGCCATGTTTTCCTCGAAAATGCAGCGATGATTACGGGCACCACCGAAACCCGACTCAACTCCAAGACCGGAAATTCTCCGGATCTATCTGGTGAGGTTTTGCAACAAACGCTGGCGTATCGTTGTAATCGATAGTGAGTTCCGAGTTCGGCTCAATACCGGACAACGACCGGAAATAGTATTGATCTGTCTTGCTGGGAACACGCTCCATCCGCCCATTGGGGCTGGATTGATGGTTCACCAGCTCCCCCAGCTTCGATCTCTCACCCCCAAGCAATCCACCCGCACGCAATCCCCTGACCAGATAGTCCACCATCTCGCCACCCTGGATGGGTTCGGACGCAAAAGCCCCTGTTCCATGGATATCAGAAGGAGCCGGATGCCATCTATGAGCCATCCCTAAGCCTCACCCACCTCGGAAACGACCTCCTTGAACTCCCTTTCTGCAATAGAAAGTCCATGGATAGTTCCCCTAAGATGCCTGTACTCCTCATAATCTGCAACAGAACCGCCAACAATGTGATTTACGTGCTGAACCTTGAGTTCGGTAAGGCGCTTCAAGTACGCCTCTGCCCAGCCCTCCATGCTACTTCTCGTCCTTTCTCAGGGCCTCTTCCAAGAGCCGCTCATCTGCCCTACCAGCCCCCTCCACGGCACCCTTGACCAGCGTTTCTGTCATCTTCGCAGCGGCCTTGCTGGCCTCTGTCCCTTCACGGGAGGCGATCTCGCGCCCCTCCATCTCCATCTCTATCAGGTCAGAAGTCAGCT